CGATCGCAGTCAACACGGCAACGATCCCAGCGCCAACAGTGATCGACAACATCTGACCCCAATCAAGGGCCACAACATTCACCGCCTGATTCCCCAGCAACGCCAACAAAGTTTGCGCCATCGTCCGCACCGTTCTCTCAACCGCATCACGCCAAAACTTAGCAGACCACATGAAACCTCCCACAAAATAAACAACACCGTCAGGAACAAACCCCACGCCTTAGTTATTGAGATGCCACTGAACATGATCATCAATCTTCGACCGCAACTCCCGAAGGTCAACTTCGATACGGTTCAGACTATCCCGCGTGCTCGCGCCGCCGTTCGGCTTGAACTCCCGCTGCAAAGATATCTGCGCCCGAATCAACCAGAGCAGCCCAGCGAGCAACGCGCTGCCAATAACGATGAACGGGATCAGGTCCGCGACGTTGCTCATGGCTGCACCGGCCACACCGCTTCACGCGGGTCGGTTGTGTTCTCCGGCAGGTCGCGCAACGCTTGACGATACTGCGCCCAAGGTTCCGTGTCCCACGGCGCGTCAACGACCATGCGGAAATCCGAAGTCGCCAGCAGATAGTTGCGCTTATCTCGCAGCCTGTCCCACACCCACACAACCGGTAGTTCATCAGCGGGCATTGAATCCATTGGTGAGCCATAATCCCAAGTCATGCCGCCGCCTCGTAGATGAATGACGCCGTAACCACGTCAGAAGATGCCCAAGTGAACGGAACGGTGCTCGTCACGGCCGACAGTCGCCCGTAGGAGACTGCCGTATCAACGGCGTGCAGGGTCGCGTTGGCAACGTTGCTTGAGTTCTTGACCTGCCCCTCACAGGGAGCAGCAGAGCCGACGTCAATCAACCGCGCGGAGCCGTAGTCCTGGTTAGCACCCTCGCTTGCCGTTCTGGCCACGGGCAGCGTAAACATCAAAGCACCCGTGCCGAAGGTGCTGGTGCTGCCGAACTCCAGCCACAGGTGGCACATCACCGTTCGACCGACCTTGAGGTATCTGCTGCTGTTCGTTCCGTTGCCTAACGCCCACGCCGTACCAGCGCCGTCCACACCTAGCGTTGGTGTCCATGACCGCCATGCGGAAATTTGTGTGGTGTTCTCCCACGCGCTACCGCTGTACGTTAGCAACGCATCAGTGTCAGTCTCGTAGATTGTCATACCCTCAGACGGCGAGGCAGGCCGCGTACTTGACGTGCAAGTGATCACCGCCTGACGCATCAGAAAAGTGTTCACATCAGAGGATGTGAGAACACCAGGGGCGAAAGTTTTGAACGCCATCAGATTCCTTCCGGTTCGTCAATTATTATCGTGCCGTCGGTGGCGATGACGCCACTTGGGAGTCTTGAGTCGTCCCACCGATATGGGCCGGTGGGCTGCCCGTTGCCGTTCAGGTCGCGGGCAGGCTGGCCCAAGATGACGTCACGGACCACCATGCCGCTGCGGTCGGTGTCGCTGACCAGGGTTCCCATCAGGACCACCTCGATGCGTAGTAGGTGGCGAGGCTGGCGATTTCCTCCGCCGACAGGGCGCGGCGGAATACAGCCACGGCCAGCAGTTCAAAGTTCTGGTAGGCGATTGAGGTCAGCGACCCACGGCCGATACGCAGGGTGGCGCTGTTGGCAAGAGTGCCGATGGCCGATGCGCTGCTTCCGGAGTTGATCGTTGATCCGACGAATGGCTTGACCGTCGCGGTGCTGCGGTCAAGGGCGAAGCCGACGACGGTCGCTGCGCCTGCCGGGAATGTGGCCGACGTTCCAGAGTTGGCACTGTCAAGGCCGTCTGCAACGACTGCTATTGGTGCGAGATTGGTCGAGTTATTTTGTAAACGCCAGCCGGACGGCGCCGCCTCATCCATCTTAGCAACTAGTCGCCCCCCGCTCGTCGGTGTCGCCCACTCGCGGATGACGGCCAGCACGGTGATGGAGTCGGCTGGGGTGAAGTCCAAGAGCGCGTTGTCGGCGACTTCCATGTAGTCGTCAGTGCCGAACAGCCAGCACGGAGTGACGACGTTGACGGTCTTTCTGCCCGATGTGGCCCGGCCTATCGTCACGGTCTGGCCCGTGGTGGCCGTGAACGACGTCGCCGAGCCGGCGGTCAGGGACGTGTCAATGTCCAGCACAGTCGTCCCGTCGATGCCGTCGAGCACCTGCCCGCGGTAGACCTTGGCGGCAATGGGGAATGCACCCTCCGCGCCAACGTTCAGAGTTGCCGTGCCCGCGTCAATGGACGTGGTTCCCGCCGTCGTGACGGTCGCCCCTAGTTGACTCCATGTCTTGCCGTCTGTCGAGGTGTAGAACTTAACGTCGTGACCGCCTGCGCCGTTATCCACGTCAAGAGTGACGCGAATCCAAAGGTCAGCCCCGTCGGTTCCCGGCACGGCCGCTGTTGAGGCGCGCTGCTTGTTCACCCCACTAGACCAGAAGTCAAACCGTAGAAAGCCGGTCGGCAGGATCAGCAGGGCGTAGGACGGCGAGGCGCCGACCTTGGACAGGATGTATCCGGCAGCGGCTGGGGTCCAGTCGTCCATCGCCAGATGCAGTCGGATGTCAATGTCGCCAGTGATGTCAAGAGCGGCCTCGTCCCCGACATACATCAGGTTGTTTGCCGCCCCCGGGAGGTAGACGTAGTTACCCGCGTTATTCCCCGGCCACTCCAGCAAAAGCGCATCGTTGGAGTCAGCCGACGATGTGGACCCGTTCTGCCCGTTGAGGTCGGACCCGCCCGTGCCAAGATTGAGGATCACCTGAGGAGTAGTCATCAGTACGTCAACTCCGATGTGTCTAGTAGTCCACGATTCAAGTCGTCAAGAATGAAACCCTCAGCCGAGAATGGGGTCAGTTGAACTTTCAGTGTGTGCGTGTCCACGGCAATGGCGTGCTCGATTCCTTCCACCAGTGAGAGTGAGTCGAAGGCTTGGCCGACATTGTTGGGCGCCCAGACTGTTCGCACAACATCACCGATTTCTAGGCGTTGCATGTAGCGGCGCGTAGTCGTGTCTAATCCGTGCAGCAACACTGTGTGGCCGGCAATACGCACGTCAGGCTGTGAATACAGCGAGGCAAGGAAATCAGCGAACTCTAATGTTTCCGAGTCGCCTAGGAATAGCAGCCCGTCAGCCGAATACGTGCGCACACCGTAGGTGGTGACTGAGGCGTCATCAACTGACACTTGCACCACGCCACCAGCCCGCGTGATCTGGATACGGTTATAGAGGAACTCCGACCCTAACTCCACTGCAATATCTGAGAACGGCACCACGGGGGCGATGTAATCAGGGTCGGAGGCGTCAAACCACAACACCGCGTCCTGCAAAATCAGTTGCGCTTTCGCGTCATCATCTACCCGCAACGGCGACGGTGAAGCGGCATCAAACCAGAGTGTCGCACCAGACAGCACCGACAGTTGTTGAACGTAAGGGTCAGACTCGGAGGCGAACACAACCTGTGGACTGGACGTGATACCGCTGGTGCGGTCGCGGTAACGCAACACCCCAGCGCCGTCAACGAACAAACGTCCAAGATCGGTGGCAACAACCTTGTCGAGGTAGCCGAGCGTGTCCGTGTTCGCCGACACCGTGTCGCCCTGCATCACGTTGAACCCAGGGTCGAAATCTGTTGACCCAGGGTAAGCGACCTCTGGGCGTGTGACCACCGAGGCGATACGTTCCGCCGGCGTCTGCTGCGCATTAGTGAACTCATCAAGCGCAGTCTGCGCCAGTAGCGCCAAACCATCCACGCAACTTATTGAGGCGTCAGACTTACCCGACAAGGAATAGTCAAGGTTCCAGTCCTCAATCAACCCATCAAAGAGACTAATCTCATCACGCACCACCGACACCCGCAACCGTGGCCTGATCTGACCGAAATACGGCCCCGCCGAATACAACGGGTCAAACCGCCTATCCTCATTGTTGAACACCACGGTGGCGGTACCGGTAGAGAACCGATCCAACTCCCGCGACCGACCACGGCGAATCGACACACTACGAACAAACGCAGTCACATCAACAGGTGCGCCATTAAAATACACCGTCACAATCGCGGTCATCAAGCACTCACAAAGACGTTGCCGGCAATACGTTCATACTGCTTAATGTATTCGACGATTTGCTGACCGATCTCACGCTTGTCACCGACACCGGCCTGCACCGTGATCTGGTAAGTGTTCCCGCCCATCGCGCTGTTCGGTGTGATGTTCCCCGACGTTGATGGTGTGAACAGTTCCGGGCCGACCTC